ACTTCTCGGTGAAAAGGCAAAGCGTCCGTTCAACTATTCAGTAACCGTGCAAAATTCGGACTCCGTTTCCCGTATGGAAGAGGAGAAAAAAGCAGCTGTCCTAGAATCTATGAAGCAGGCCTTTGTAAACGAGGTAAATGCTATGGGTGTAGAGACAGGTGTTCCAAGTCAAGAGCAGCCTCAGCTACCTGAAGAGCTAGCAAAAATGTTCGAGAGGAGTTACACTGACACAAGAGCTATCTTAGGTCAAAAAGGTATGAATTATATCATGCAAGATTGTCATATACATGAGAAATTACAAAAAGCATGGTTTCACTTTTTAGTATCAGGAGAATGCTATACAGAACGAGGTGTAAGAAATAGTGAAGTGTTTTATGATATTCTTAATCCTTTAGATGTAGATTATGATCTAGATCCGGACTTAGATTACGTAGAAGATGGTGATTGGGCAATGGTAACCAAATACATGCATCCATCTTCTGTAGTAGAAAAATGGGGGAGAGATCTTACTCCTGAGCAGATTGATGAAGTCTTTCAGAGCTCAGGGTCTGGTAGTTTTGCTTATGATTCTACATTTAGAAATCGCCAAGACGAATTAAGAGATAGACTTGTACGAGTAAGAATACTTTACTGGCAGTCTATGCAGAGAACCGGGTTTATGACTTTCTTTGATCCTGAAACGGGAGGTTTAGAAACTATGGAGGTAGAAGACGGCTTTAGAATCCCACCTGAATTAAAAGAGTTTGGAGCCAAAATAGAATGGGAATGGCATAACCTTGTTTATCAAGGAGTATGTATAGAAGAAGATATCTATATTAATACGAGGCCTTTTGACAATCAAAGAATGTCAATAGATAACCCTTCAAAAAATAAACTACCTATAAACGGTAGAAAATACTCAGATATAAATTCAAAAAATGTATCTCTAGTTATGCTAGGAATACCTTATCAACTGAATTATAATACTTATAAGTATCGACTTGAATTAGCTATAGCTAGATCTAAAGATATTATTGCCCAACTTGATATTAACCTTATCCCTAAGAAATGGGATATGGATAAATTCATGTACTACGTAGAAGGTACAGGTATTGCCTGGATAGACTACAACAAAGAAGGAGTAAAACTGAGTCCACAACATCAGTCTGTACTGGATCTTTCTATGAAGACAATGGGCACCTATATTGAATTACTTAATTCTATTCAAGTAGAGTGGGAGAGAGTTTCAGGAGTTAACCGTCAAAGAATGGGTGGGATGTCTCAATATGATGGTAAGGCTACAAGCCAGCAAGCTATCGTACAGAGCGCACATACCACTGAAGATCTTTACAGGAAATTTGCTGGGGTAGAACAAAGAGATTTACAGGCTTTATTAGATTACTCTAAGGAAGCATGGATAACTGGTAAAAAATCTCAGTATGTAATGCCTGATGGTACTGTAGAGTTTTTAAGTATTGACCCTATGCCTTACTTAGAGGCAGACCTAGGTATATTTATGTCAGATGCCACTAAAGAACTTGAAAAACTAGCTCTAATGAAAGAGTTAGGTATGGGCATGTTACAAAACGGTACACCTGCAAGTACAGTGGCAGATATAGTTGATTCTGAAAGCTTTATTATGATGAAAGATCAGATTAAAGCGGCAGAAGCTAAAATGCAAGAACTTGAAGCAGCACAAGGACAGGCTGAACAAGAAGCAAGAGCTGCAGAAATGGAAATGAAGGAAAGGGAGAGGAGTGATCTAAATCTTAACTTAGAACTTGATAGAAAGAATAAGATTGATGTAGCTATGATATCTCATCCTGAACCTTTACCACCTGAACCTGTAGATAATAGTGTGCAGGTAAAAGGTAATGAAATTAAAGAGAGGCAGGTAACAGAAGTAGAAAGATCTAATAGAGCTAAAGAAGATATATCTCGTAAAAAAGATTCAAGTAGCAAAAAATGATAGATCCTATAGAAATAATGAAACAGGCTTACTCTGAAAATTACCAGGGAAGTATAACTGAACTTATAATGCAAGGAGAAGCTGCAGCTATGGAACAAGAGCAGGCTGCAACTCAAGAAATGGGTATGGATGTAGCATCTACCCCTGAAGAGCAGCGGATAGGACTAACTGAAGGACCCCCAAGATCTATGGCTTTTCCTAACACTGGAGGACAAGATTTTAATACAATGAATATGGATTACCCTGTAGATATGCAAGGATTTGACTCTCAAGGAGGACTTGTAAGATCTTACGAAGCCGTTCCTCCTGGAATTGAAAGTATACCTATGGGACCTAAAGTAGATACAGTTATAGAGAATCCTACACAATACCGAGCAGGCGGAATTGTTGAAAGACCACTTAAAGACCTTTCCTTTTCCGAAAAGATTGAAAGATACCGGAAAAGCAAAAGGAAATGAGGAAAGGCAGAATCTCCCCTAAAAAGTCTACACTTAAAGATCTAGAAGGATTTATAGATCCTGCAGATACATCTTTAAACACTCCCGTAATTTCTGATTACGCTACACTGCCTGCATCTTATCAAAGAAGAAATTTAAAACCTTCTTACCAGGGATACTCCTTTAATGCAAATCAACAAGAAGGAAATCTTAATTTAGGTATTAGAGGTATGGGTATGAAAGGATCTGTACCTATAGATATACCAAAAGGAAGACTTGCAGTTGACCCTGAACTTACAGGAGTTAATGTAAAAGGAACACTTAATAATGAACAATTATTTTCAAAAAATAGTCTTGAACCTTCATTAGGAGTTACATATTCTCCAAATGAAAGATTACAGTTTGGAGTTAAAGGTAAGAGTCTAGCATCTGATAGAAGAGGTGTAGAGGCAGGTATGAGATATAAATTTAAAAACGGTGGAGTAACAGATCCATCGGTTAAAAAAACTTTAAACTCTCCAAATTTTCGTAATACAGATTTCTTTACAGATGAAGAAAAGAAGGATATGCCTAAAAGTGGACAACGTGTTCCACCTAATCTTGGACCTATAGATTTTAACAGTAAAAGCAATCAATCTTTTACAAAAGAAGATTGGGATAGAATGCATAAAAATGGGAGAAGTAGAGTAGAAAGATTTTTAGGTACAGAGACTTACAATAAATTAAAAGACCGTCCTGAAGGGTCTGTAGAAAATGTAGGTGAACTTATTGATCCGTTAGGAAGTTTGTCTTGGAATGACGCTTTGCAATCATACGACCAGTGGCATAAATCTGGAAGAGCTTATCCTACATTCGATGAAGGAGTAGAAATGTTTGGAGCTCTCCCTATGATAGGTAAAGCAAAAAGAGGTGTTACATTGGCAAAAGGAGCAAAAGGAGCTATTATAAAGGCTGGGCAAAAAATAAGAACTGTAGCTGGTAATGTACAAGAAACATTAAATACAGGTGATGCTACAAAAGATGTTTATGAAGAAGACTTGCCTGCAATAAAATCAATACAACCTACAAGACCTGGGACATTTTCAGGCGTACCATTGTATCAAAACGGTGGAAAAACTGATCCACTTACAAAAAGAAGTATTAGACGAAATACTGAAAGACCAGAAACTCGTGCTGAATCAGAGTTTTATAGATTGTATTCTAGCGCAAAAGGTAGGGGTCAATATACTACAGACCAAGAAACTAGCTCTGGATGGCTGAGTACAAGAAATAAGCCGGGGGTAGGATATCAGGAGTCTTTGAATTTACGGAGTGACCCTGATAAAAAACCAGAGAAAAAAGGGTGGGAAACAAAATGGGTAGAAGATTATGTGTCTACAAAAGGAAAACAAGGATATGATGTAAAAGCTCAGAAAGGAACTGGTAGATTATATCCAGATGTTAGTGCAAATTACCCAGAGGTAGAATACGAGGGAGATAAACATTGGAATGCTAAGAGATTTGGATACAGCCCTTTCTTTGGAACTGGAATGGGAGCCCAATATGGTTACAATACAGGAGTTCCAAATGAATCAGGGTCTTACCCAGACATTACTGGTCAAAATATGCTTCATGTTGGAGATAGTGATAGAGAGAATCGAAATAATCTTAGAGAGGATATTTACAAGTATCACTTAGCTGATGAGAATTTATCTAGAAAAGAAGCATGGAAAAAAACTAATAAATTTATAAGGCAAGAAATCAATCCTGTAGTAAACTCTGATTTTCATAAACTTAAGAAAAAGGGATACGATTTACCCCCTATAGATGCAGTTCATGATGAAAGTTATAAGAACAGCTTAATAGACCAAGGAATGACATCCAACAGAGCTGATAGATCGGTAAGAAGATTTGATAGACAAATACGTAATCATCAAAAAGGTGGATTACCTAAGTTTCAGAATGCAGGTTATGCAGAAAATCAAGATGGATCTCCTGCACTTCAACCGTCTACAGCCTACTATGCTGGTAAAGATTGGGGGCACATGTTACCTGAAGTAACAAAAGAAGAAAAACTTCCAATAACAACTAAAGCGTTACAAGGTTGGAGTAAAGAGAATGATCCTATTGCTTACGCTGCAAGAGAGGGTATGAACAATGCTGCTTCAGATTGGGTTGGACCTGGATTAGCAGCTATAACGGCTCCTATTACACTGCCATTGCTAGGGTCAGGACTGGCCGCCGCAGGAGAATTTGCTTACGGTGCAGCCGCTCCTTCCGTTCGTGCCGCTTGGGGAACACAGGTTCCTGGAATGGCGGGAGTACCTGGAGCTACATTTGGGAACGCGATCAATGCGGGATTTGCTGCGCACGGTGCAACCCACATAATCCCAGACACCAAAAAGTTCATAGCTAATCCTACATTACAAGGAGGACTTGACGTCGGATTTGACGCCCTGGAAATGATACCTGCTATAGGACCTACAATAAGTGGACTTAACGCTGGGACTAAAGCAGCTGTGAATGCTGCCTCTAAAGTGCCTGGAGTAGCAAAGAACTACGCTAAATCTCAACTTTTAAGTAGACATCTTAATAAAACACCTTTAAATGTACCTTCTACAATGCCTAAGAGATCTCTAAAAATAGATCCGATTAAGCACAGTACAGTTGGAATAAAAAATGACTTCATAGATAATATGAGTGCTTCAGAGTATAACCAATACTTAGAAGATCTATATTTAAGTAATGCACAGGCTTACGACAACCCTCTTGTAGAATGGAAAGGTTTGACGAAGCCTAGTAGTATATTTAAAGAAGTTGGAAACAATACAGATAAGCTTTCAGAGTTACAGCGCAATGACTCAGGAATGTTTTTTAAAGACCAGTTTTGCCCACCTGGAAGTGAGTGTGCTAAAGCTTCTAATGCGGTTACAAGTAAAATGTACACAGATCTTACGGGTAAGCCATTTAATGTTAATGAAAACGCTCATAACGCTTGGCACATGGAGGATCAAATGACTCGGTATGGAGGCAAACTTGTTGAAAGTGAACAACAAATGAAATTAGGTGACAGGATTCTTATGGGAAACGGAGTAAATCAATCTACTGAAGTGGCAGGATATGCAGCAGACCCAGCAGTTCGACATGCAGGAACATACGCAGGGATTCATAAAGTTCAAGGATCTTATCAACCTATGCTTTTTGAAAGCGGTAAGAATAATCCTTTACACTTAAATCCATTAGACTTTACTTTTACTGGACGAAATTCTGTTAAAAAGATTGTAAGACCTCAACAATTTATTGGTAATGAACCCGGACTCGGAGTTGTAGAAAAGAATCTTCGATATGCATTCCAAGATGCTCCTGCATCTGCCACATACAGTTCGGAGAATAAAACTGTTCAAAAACTTATAAACGATTCTGAGTTCTGGAAGGGGTGGTTAAAAAGATCACATGACCTGACCAATGACGAATACAATGAGATAGTAAACAGTGTAATTTCTGTTGGGGCCCAAGAGACGAAATTAAAAGGTAATCTTCCTGGAAGCAAATTATCAAAGGCAAAAGTTAAGGTACAGGACGAGTTAAACAATTTAGGTCTTACAAAGCCTGTCAAAACTATACTGAACGCCGGAAAGAGTATTCTTAATACAAAACTACCAAGTAATCTTCCAGAGTATCCTGGAATGAGTATGATTGAGATGGAAGCTGCTCAGTTAGCTGCCAAAGAAGGATCTAGTTTTGAAAACGCTTTATCTACTGTAAAGTCAAATTATCAACCAAAACCACGATTTACAAAGTCTAATACAGACCCGTCTAATGGACCATGGAGACAGAAATATCAAACTGACGTGGATATTCATGCAGGAATAGGAGATGACCTTAAAGGTCACGATGCATTTCCAAATGCGATCGGATTGATGGCAGAGAATTTTAAGAAGGCCCAGAAGCTATACCCAGAAGCTGACCAGCGTCAGTTAATAGACTTAGCCACGTTAATGTGGAACAGTCCTGGAAAAGCTTCAAATAAGAAATTGGTCGACTTCTACATGTTCGGAAAAGACAACCCTAACCCAGAGAAGTTTAATTTTGACTACGTTAGGAAGGTAAATCAGTTTAAAGACGATCTGATTAATGTACATCCTACAGGAAAAAGAGAACCGCATCTTGAACTTTTTAAGAACAAAAACTATCCAGAAATACAATATCAAAACGGAGGATTACATAGATATCAACAATAAAGTGCTATATTATAACTACACTTATAAAAAATAATATTATTGGGCGTAATAAAACATTCCATTTAATTTTGTAATAATGAAAGATAATCAAATAGAGCCGTTAGATATCGAATTTGACGATATACTAGCACCTCAGCCGGTAAGGGAAGAGCCTGCTAAGGAAGAGCCTACAAAAGAAGTAGAACCCGTTGCAGAAATAAAACCTGCAGATATTGAAGACTCTGAAACAGAAGATGTAGATGAGCCTATAGATAAGGTTAAAGAAGCTCCTTTAAGAGTCGAACCTAAAGATGAAGATATAGATACAGACACTGAAGAAGAATCTACAGTGGTTGGTGAAATTTTAGAAAAATTTGGGTATGAAATTGATGATGAATTTGAAGATACGACTGAAGGGCTTACTAAGCTCACTCAAACTATCTCTGAAAAACTTGCTGTCGAAACTTTAGATAGTCTTTTTGAAAGATTTCCTACAGTTCAAAAGCATTTAGAGTATGTGCAACAAGGTGGAGACCCTAATGAGTTTATGAAGGCTTTTACTCCTGAAACAGATTACTCTAGAATAGAAATTAAAGAAGATGATACCGCTTCACAAAAAAGAATCCTTACGGACTACTTTATAGCAAGAGGTACAGAGAAGGATTTTATTGGAGATATGTTAGAGTCATACGAAGATAAAGGAACTCTAAAAGATAAAGCTGAAGCTGCTAAAAAAGCACTTTCTGATGCACAAGCTCTTCAAAGAGAAGCTACTTTGGAAGATCAAAGAAGAGCAAATGAAGAAAGACATGCTCAAACTACGCAGATGTGGAGGAATGTAAGTAACACGATCTCAGAAGCAGATAACTTATCGGGGATTCCTATCTCACAAAGAGACAAGGGTAAATTCTTCGACTATATATCAAAACCTGTAGACTCTACTGGGGCAACTCAAAGAGATATAGATTTTAATCAAGCAGGCATGGACCAAAAGTTGGCCGTAGACTTCTTGATGTTTAAAGGATTTGATATTGATAAATATATTGGGAAGAGAGCAACTACTAAAGCTGCTCAATCCCTAAAGACAAAGTTGGAAAGTCACAGTAAAAAGGCTAAAAGTGTTAGAGCTAACTCAAATAACTCTAACAGTGGATTTGAATCTTTAGACTTTGATATTAACAACCTAGGAGGCTGATCTCCGAATTTTAAATTGAAAACAAATGATTAATGGACCATCAAATGGCGGAACTAATATTTCCGTCGTACGCACGACTTTCAACGATGCGCAAATGACAGACATGAACAGTCTGGCTAACGCAATGTTGTCAAAGCCGACTGAGCTGTCTCCGGTAATCACACACCTCGCAGGACGAGATGATATGCGTTTCCCACTTTCTTTTATGTCAGAAGGTGTAGGTAACGTAGAATCTATTGACCGATTGGAGTATGAATACCGTGTAGCAACTCGAAAACTTATGACTCGCCCTGTGGCAGTCACTAACGGTGGAGCTAACCTTGGACAAGGAGGCTCTACTTTTGAACTAACATTCCCTGATAAGTGGTTTGTATTTCCTTACGTTCTTGTGAACGGAGCAGGAGAGCAAGCTCGTATTATGAGAGAGCCTGTAGCTTCAAACACTGGACAAGGGTACGTATATACTCTACAACTTGTAAACCCAGCAGCAGCTACAGTTTTAACTGCAGGATTTAATGCAGGAGACTTATGGGCTCAGTTGTTTGCACCTGTTGGAGTAGACTTCTCTCGTGGAAATGCTTCTAACTGGCAAGCTCCAGGGCTTGTACGTAACAAGCTTACCACAGTACGTAAATCTTACCATATGTCAGGTAACGCTAAAGATTTTGTAGCTGAGTTCGCACTTCCTAAGAAAGGCGGAGGTACTACAAAACTTTGGATGGATTACGAAGAATATCAGCACATGCTTGAGTTTAAAGAAGAGTGTGAGATGATGTACTGGTATGGTCAGCGTACGTATGGCGATGACGGTGTTGTAAATATGCGAGATGAGAATGGACAACCAGTTGTTGTTGGCCCAGGTCTTCTTGAGCAAATCATTAACCGTGAGACTTATGCTAATTTGACTGAAAACCAACTTTTGAACATCATTGGTGACCTATTCTACGGAATGACTGATGCTAATCAAAAGCAGGTTACTCTTTACACTGGTACTGGTGGTATGAGAGAATTTGATTCTGCAATGAAAGCTTACTTTGGTGCAAACCAGTGGCAAGCAAGTGCAACTACACAGTTCATTAACGGATCTGGAAGAAATCTTGGACTTACAGGATACTTCAAACGTTATGAGCACATTGATGGCCATGCTGTTAATGTTGTAAAAATGCCGTTGTTCGATCATGGTCCTGTAGCTCGTGCTAGAGGTCTACATCCAGTAACTGGATACTCTTTGGAGTCTTATCGTATGGTATTTGTTGACCAGTCTAACTATGACGGTAAAGCAAATCTTAAGATGATCTCTAAGAAAGGACGTGAACAACTACGATGGTGTGTACCTGGATCTGTTGTGCCTCGAGGATTCGATGCAAACACTTCACGTGCATCTGACGTAGATGGTGCTTCTGTACACATGTTAAAGACTGGTGCTGTCTGCTTGAGCAGATTTGATACTAGCCTTGATATTGAGTGCGTAGCATCGTAAATAAACTGTAGATACTAGGGGAAGAGATTTTTGTCTTTTCCCCTATATTTACATTCTGAGTGAGTTATTCTTTACACCTCAGATAAACTAACTAGAAAGAATTATGACAACAAAATCAAAAATGGAAACTGCGCCTAAAGCAGCGGCTGAGAAGGAAGTCGAAACAACAACTTCAAAAAAATCCACCACTATAAAAGCATCTGTAGACTTTGGAACTAAAAAAATATATGTCCGAAGAAAAGAAGTGGCTAGCCATCTACCTAAAGAAATTAGAGCAGAAGCTATAGTTAAACTTTCAAGTGTATTTGTAAACCGTCAACCTTTAAGAGGTTTTACGGATACAGAAACTGAAACTAAATACCTTTCAACTCTTTTGGATGTAGGTCCAGAAGACAGAGAATGGTCTAGATACGTAAGAAGGTTTTGGGCTGAACTTAGAATCCCTGTAGGATTTGCAGGTATGGAGCTTGAAGTGGGAAAAGATCAAGATGGAGAACCTCTTAATCTAATGGATTTTATAAAATATAATTTTGCAAAAAGACATCCTCTTGTAGCAGATAGCATTGAGGAAATGCAAAAG